GATCAGCCAGACCTTGGGCACTGATGGCCAGTTGGCCATCAAGACCGACATGCTGGTGGACTACTTGGCCGACAAGCTGGGCGTGCCTGCCGCTGTGCGCAACACCGCAGCCGAGCGTGCCGTGCTCATGGAAGAGATGAAGAACCAACAGCAGCAGCAAGCCATTGCACAGGCCATGGCCATGCAGGCCCAAGCCGGTGCGGGTATGCCTGCGCTGCCTGCCCCACAAGGAGCAATGTGATGGATTATGGAAACCGACCAAGCGGCGAGAAAAAGGGCAAGGGCTACTTTGGCGAGATGAAAAGACCCAATGGAGATGTGTCAACAGAAATATCTGTTGGCGTTGGCATGGACGGCAAGGAGATGGAAATCCCCTTAATTGTCCCAACCCTGACCAAAAAAGAGCTAAATTACTTATTGAGCACAGATGTGGAGAGTAAATCATTCTTCACAAATATGCCGCCATCCATCATGGACAAAGCCTACGAACACGCCAAGATGCGCATCAAGTCTGGCATGTCGCCATTTGCTGATGAAGATGAAATGATGGAAGCTCCCGAAAAATGAGCTGGGACGAAATCAACGCCATTGGCGAGACCAGCGACATCCGTGAGGTTGACCAGAAGCGCGAAGACTTGGCCCGGCTGACCCTGCGGGTATTTGGCTCCGAGGATGGCCAGAAGCTGCTTCAGTGGCTGCGCGACATGTATGTGAATGTGCCCATCGCCGTACCGGGCACTGACCCCTCACACGCCTTCTTTGCCGAAGGGCAAAGGACGGTGGTGCGGGACATCGAGGTACGGATTAACTCAGCAAGGAAACTATGACCGACACAGCAACCGTCGAGCCCGGTGGAACCGGCCTACTTGACAACGTGCAAGTGAGTGACGAAACCAAACCGGACAATCCCCAAGCGGTCGAAATCGACCACAAAGCGGCAACACCAGACGCGCCAGCGACTGAAGACCCGCTTGAGCGGCCAGACTTTTGGCCAGAAAACTTCTGGAAGAAAGACTCCAACGAGCCCGACTTAGAAGGCATCGCCAAGAGCTGGTCAGATCTGCGCAAGCAAATCAGCCAAGGCAAACACAAAGCGCCAGCAGACGGCAAGTACGACCTCAAAGCCTTTGGTGAAGAGGCCGACACCAACCCCATCGCCACCACCCTGTCAGGCTGGGCCAAGGACAACGGCCTGTCCCAAGCCGCGTTTGACGATCTGGTTGACAACTTGCAAACCCAAGCGCGGGAGCTGATGCAAGGCGACATGGTTGACCCAGCTTCTGAAATGAAGCAGCTTGGCCCCAACGCTGGCGCAATCGTCAACGGCATGGTGGACTGGGCTCGCGGTCTGGTCAACAAGGGTGTCTGGTCAAAGGATGACTTTGAAGAGTTCAAGATCATGGGCGGCACAGCTCGCGGCATCACCGCGCTGATGAAGGTGCGCGAAGCCTATGAAGGCCGAGTCCCTACCCAAAGCATGCAGCTAGAAGGCAGAATGACAAGAGAAGATCTGATATCCAAGATGAGCGACCCGCGCTGGAAATCAGATCCCTCCTATCGCTTACCAATTGAAAAACGCTGGACAGCTGAGAATCCCGGCTAATTTTTTTGCGGCAGTTGCCCTTTGACCCAGCTCCGGCTGGGTCTTTTTTGTGCAACATCCAAACCCCCCTATTGCGTTGTTGCAAAAAAGTCATACAATCGCGCCAAGGCCCACCGGGTAACCGACCCTTACCGCAGCGGATGCTGACGATTGGCTGACGTAAGCAGCAAGCATTCGGCCCAGGCAACTGGATAACCGGCGCGAGAACCAAACCGTTTTTTTTAAACAACCGAGGAAAATATCATGAGCATTTCATTAAGCAATGCCTTTGTTACGCTCTTCGATGCTGAGGTAAAGCAAGCCTACCAAGGTAAGGCAATGCTGGTTCCTGCCGTACGTCAGCGTCGTGGAGTCGAAGGCTCAACCGTCAAGTTCCCTAAAGTCGGTAAGGGTGTTGCAACCCCCCGCGTCGGTCAAACCGATGTCACCCCATTGAACGTGGGCTTCAGCTCTGTCACTTTGACATTGTCTGATTGGAATGCCGCTGAGTACAGCGACATCTTCAGCCAGGCAAAAGTCAACTTTGACGAGCGTCAAGAGTTGGTGCAAGTGGTTGCCGCCGCCATGGGCCGTCGTCAAGATCAATTGATCTTGGATGCCTTGGCTGCTTCTAGCACTTCATTGACCGTGGCCAACAGCGTTGGTGGTTCCACTACCAACTTGAACGTGGCTAAGCTCCGCGCAGCTAAGCGTTTGCTCGACAAGAACAACGTGCCTGCTGACGGTCGTCACATCATCATCCATGCAAATGGTCTGGACAGCCTCTTAGGCGAGACAGCCGTGACCAGCTCTGACTTCAACACAGTCAAGGCTTTGGTTCAGGGCGAGATCAACACCTTCTTGGGCTTCCAGTTCCACACTTTGGGTGACCGCTCTGAAGGTGGCTTGGCCATCGACGGCAGCAATGACCGTACATGCTTTGCATTCCACAAGGATGCAATCGGCTACGGCGAAGGTATCGGTATGCGTACCGAGATCAACTACATCCCTGAGAAGACCAGCTGGTTGGTTAACGAAGTGTTCAGCGCTGGCGCAATCGCCATCGACGCTGAAGGCATCGTTCAACTCACTTGCCGCGAATCTTGATTCTTAAAAGGAGCATGAATCATGGCATTTTCATCCACAGGCTTTAACGCCATTGGCGGCCAGTCAAAAGCTGGTAACGCACCTTCTATCTACACATACGCTTCTACTGACGCTCAGTCAGTGATTCGTGCGTCTGGATACTTCAACTCTATCGCGTCAATCCTCAAGGTCGGCGACATCATTTTCTGCTACTCCGCAACGGGTGGCACTCCTGTGATGTCAACAGCCTATGTGAATAGCAACACCGGCACCGTTGTTGACATCACTGACGGCGTGACTGTGACATCAACTGACACCGATTAATCGGATCAGGTAATACGACGGGCCAACTTCTGATCATTCGGAGGTTGGCCCTTCTCACATTGAGAGGTTCACATGGCTGCTGGCGACACTGGCGTTTCAATCTGCTCTGATGCCCTGCTGATGCTGGGCGCGAAAGCCATCACATCGTTCAACGATGGCACTGACGCGGCCAGCGTATGCGACCGCCTCTACCCTGATATCCGCGATTCGGTATTGACTACCTACCCGTGGACATTCAACACAAAGAAGGTGCAGCTGGCTCGGCTGATCACCACCCCAAATTCTGTCTGGCGCTATGAGTATCAGCTGCCAGGCGACCGTCTTGGCACTGTGCGCGCAGCCTATGCCAGCGCAGCGCAAAACTCCTACGCAAACAAGGATTGGGAAATCCAGGGCGACAAGCTGCTGACCAATCTGCCTGCCGTCTACTTGGACTACCAATACAGCGTCGGCGAATTTGCGATGCCGCAATACTTCGTGCAGCTGCTCAAGTACATGATGGCCTGGCACTTGGCCATGCCGATCACAGAACAAAGCGACCGTGCCCAATACTGGCAAGGTGTTGCCGTTGGCAGTCCCGCCGAAAATGGCCGTGGTGGCTACATGCGCACAGCCATGAACATCGATGGCCAGGGCACACCCACCCGCGTCATTGAAGACTTCAGCCTTATCGCAGTGAGGGGCTGATGCCACGTTTTGTTGACATTCAAACCAACTTCAGCACGGGCGAGCTTGACCCCTTGCTGCGCTCGCGCATTGACCTGGCGCAGTACAACAACGCTCTGTCCAAGGCCACCAACGTCCTGGTGCAGCCACAGGGTGGCATTCGTCGTCGCCCAGGCTTAAAGCACATTGCCGAGCTGCCAAGCTCCGCAGGCAGTGGCGTGCGCCTGGTGCCGTTTGAGTTCAGCGTTGACGACAGCTACATGCTTTGCTTCGTTAACGAACGCATGTATGTGTTCAAAGACGGTGTGCAGATCACAGCCATCAACGGTGGTGCCAATGCTTATCTGACCACCACAATCACAAGCGCAATGCTGGGGCAGCTGCAGTGGACACAGTCTGCAGACACCATGTTTATCGTTCACCCTGACCTGGCCCCCGTCAAGCTGGTGCGAGGCGGCACAGACGCGACCTGGACAATCAGCACATACAGTTTTTCCAGCATTCCCAAGTATGCGTTCACGCTCTCAGTGTCAACCCCAACGTCTGGCCACTTAACGCCCAGCGCGGTATCCGGCAACGTGACGTTGTCATCGCAGAACTCAGCATTCAGCGCGGGCAGTGTTGGTCAATACATCAACGCATACCCACAGGGCCGTGCGCGGATCATTCAATACATCTCAGCAACTTCTGTCAAGGCGGTCACTGAATACCCGTTCTTTGACACCAGCAACATTGCCCAGGGCAGCTGGGAGATCGAATCTGGTTATGAGGACGTGTGGAGCAGCGGCAAGGGCTGGCCACGCACCGTGACTTTCCATGAGGGCCGTCTGTACTTCGGTGGCTCTAAGTCTCGCCCATCCACAATCTGGGGCTCCAAGATCGGCATCTTCGATGAGTTCATGCCGACCGAAGCATTTGACGACGACGCTGTTGAGGCCACGCTGGACACCAGCTCGCTCAACGTGATCGTTGACATGATCTCTGGCCGTGACTTGCAAGTGTTCACCACTGGTGCTGAGTTCTATGTGCCGCAG